ATGAGAGAATTTGAATTATACACAAAGACAACGCTTGATAGCGTTCATGTCATTGAATCACAAAAGCATATATCTGTTTTTGTTCATAAAAATTTTATATCTACTGGCGAAAGCTATAAGTTAGACAAAAAACATTTCAATAAGCTACAAGCTTATAAATCAGTTTCCGCTTTGCTCAAGTTTGTCAAAGCAAACCAAATACAGCAATCTGCTGTAACCCCTTGCCCCGTCCCTGCCTCTACTCCTGCCAAGTCGTCGGAGCAGGGACAGGGCATTCTTTTTGTAGAAGTTGAAACAGTAGGTCGCGGCAAAGACGCTGAAATAATTGAAATCTCAGTAGTTGATAGTGCCGAAACTGTCTTGTTTCACTCTCGTGTTAGACCTTCCAAGCCTTACAAAGACGTTCCTATGGCTTCGCCTAGCTTTGCTGAGATATGGAAGCAGCTTAGTAATGTCATTGGACGCGCTGACATAGCATTTTATAACGCTGACCATTCCAAACGCATGATATTGCAGTCAATAGCAAAAGCCTTTGACACACCCACACCTGAGCACTTCTACACGTTGTTTCCTCATAGCAAGGTTATTTGCGTTGGTGAACGATACAAAGACTTTAACAATTACCGTCTAGGCTATTTCCGCAACTATGGCTTGCAGTACATTAATAGTGCTTGTGGGCAGTCGGGGCTATTTTGGCGTGATGTATCCAGTAGCCCGTCAGGTAACGCCATAAAATCCGCAAGGCTCTATAAGTATTTAGATCATAAGGCGGTGGCGTAATGGAATATAAGCCGTTTTTAGATATGCATTTGCTTGTGTCTGACGAATTATTACAAGCTTTGCCTGCACTTATTCAAGTGCATGTACTCATATTTTTACTAGTTGTTTTAGCAGTGCTTCTTACTATTTGGCTGAAACAAAACGTATAGCAGTATTTAAGCATTACAGCGTGTAGTTGTCGGTCTCGTGTACGGCAGGGCTACACGCTTGATAAGCAAGCTAACGACTGTGGGCAGGTACATAGTTAGCGACAGTATGAGTGACACAGCTTTGTTGTGGCGTAGCGGTATATTGGGTGTATGTTGCCCTTGCTCGCGTAGTCCAAAAGCTGTGGCAGGTTGACTGTGTACCGACGGCGCGTGTTGTCGTAATCAACCTTGTTGTGGCTTAACACTAAGATCACAGCCCCCTATCGGCGATGGTGTGATGCGAGAGCATAACAACGAAAACGAAGGCGGATCACTCTAGCGGTAAGCAAATCAGCTTATCTCTAGGGTGAGTATTTTCCCCATAGCTCAAATGTTCCGCAAAAGCATATCGAAACATCTTGTTAGAAGAAATAAAGAAAATTAAAAACAAAAAGAGATTAGAGAAGCTGGAACTGTCCGTAGGGTCGCTATTTAAATCGAGGTTTGGCGGCTTTATGCCAAACCTTAGATTTAAAAGCGTACGCATAGGACTGTTCAGCAAACAACCGAAGGGCGTTAGCAAAGTTTAGGTATTGCAAGAATAAGTACAGTAAGAAGGGCATTAAGGATTTTTAGCTAATGTGAACAATTCCCCCACTAGTAATACGGGGGTTAAGTACCCCCTAGGGTTTTCAGTATTCAGTTAAAGGTCTTTAAAACTTGTTTTAAACAATCTTGTTTGGTGGCTAGTAATCTTTTGGAAGAATACAAAATGATAGATTTTGAAAAGAATGCTGCTGAGTACTTAGAACTGACACGCTTGCAACTGGAGCGTAAAGAGAAGCTATCAAAGTATGTTGAAATTCCATTTTTAAGTGTTTCAAATTCTTCTGAACAAGTATTTTTGAACCCTGCTTTAGATGCATCAGCCATTGATCCACGCAAGGCAACACAAGCTGATTATGTCGCTGTTCCATTACTTAGGGTTGATGCGGTTATTACTGCCGATGGTGTTCAAGATGAAATGATAAGAAGACCAGCAGGGCGTAATAGCTGTTTTATTGACTGGATAAGTATAACGATGCAGTCGGATACTTTCGACAATGCTAAAACGACTGGTCAAGTGCTAGGTCACTTCCGCCAGTCTGCAATTATCGAAAATGCTGGTGATGTTTTAAAAGATATATTTGGCTTTGGTATTGATAGTGAAAATAAAAACGGTCGAAACTTTTATGATCGCAGTTTTAACTTAGAGCATAACGCTGGTTTCATTTGTATTGGTGGGCAGAACGATACCCTCATGATTAGCATAAATGGCACTGGTTGCACGTATGGTAAACATGGCTGGGAAGAACACTTACATGCATGGCTTAACTTGTTTGCTCGTGAATTTAAAATCACTCGCGTTGATCTAGCTCATGATGATTTATATGGCGAATATACAGATATTGACTGGTTTAACAATCAGCACACGATAGGCGGTTTTACTCGCGGTGGTCGTCCTCCTAGTGTCGAATGGCGCGGAGATTGGAAGAAGCCAAACGGCAAAGGTAGAACACTATATATAGGCTCTCGTCACTCTGCACAGCTATGCCGAATATATGAAAAAGGCAAACAGCTAGGTGATACCCAATCGAAGTGGCTACGTACAGAAGTACAGTATAGCTCTCGCGGTATGTTGATCGGCTCTGACGTACTGATTACACCTAACCAATTTTTTAGTGTTACTTATCCATGCTTTTCTATCTTTGAATTTGAAGGTGAAACAAAGAAGTTTGAGCGTATAGATAAGCAAGATTTGATGACATGGCAACAAGCTATTGATTTAGTAAAGACCCAGTACGGCAGATATTTACACTTTTTCCGCGATGTTTTCGATGATGATACCGCCCTATTGGACGTATTGACAGACATCAAAAATACCGCAGTTCCCGAGCGCATAGATGCGCTTACCATTCCAAAACTTAGCCACTAGGCAGGAGTGAATACCATGCAAGATGACACTATCGTATTAAATGGCGTTACTTATGACGCTGACGAAGTAACTGAACGTACCCTTGTTATCAAAGGTCAACAGCCTACTGATTTCGAAGATTATAAATTTATCGAAGTTTTAGCCGAATTAAGAAACAAAAAACCTAACGCTGGTGGTCGTGCCCAAGCTGCTTATCGTTACTCAGATCTAAGCGATCATAATAAGTTTAATGAGCACCAATATCCCTATAAAGCCAACGTAAAAATGATTTCAACGGTTGATAAAAAAGGCAATCAGGTAAATGAGATTGTCTGGGTTGATTTCGCCAATATCGAAGAATTGGTAACTATCACACGTAAAGAGCATGAAGCATTTGAAAAATGGAAGGTTCAACTTGCAAATAAACATGCCAATGTCACAGGAGCTAAACCATGAACCCAATGACACTATTTATGTACACGTTTGTCATCGTGGCTGTAATTGCTATGGTCGTATGGCTCATCATTCCTAAAAAAGATAAGTAAACGAATATGCCAAGCGATGTATACGACGCTCAATATCTTTGCATCAAGCTAAATGCTGACAATCCAGCATTATGTGATGCTTGGCAACAAGTGCACACGGGTAACTTTATTACCCCTGAGCTAGCCGCGCAAATAATAATGTTTGCGTTCTTAATAAACATACTCGTTTATGGCTTTATTGCCATTAAGCGTGGTTTTTAAAAAAGGAAGTTGTTATGGAAAACCAAGTTCAAACTAGCGTTGTAACTGAAAAACTAGGCAAAACAAGCCTACTTACTCAGACAATGCGTTACGTCCCTGCTTCTGCTGCGGTTGTAACTTTAGGCATGGCAAGTGCTGCTAATGCTGCTGAGTTCAGCTTAGATATGGCTAGTCTGTTGGTTAACATCGGTGTCGTTATTGCTGCTGTAACTGCTGTTGGTCTTGCTGCCCTATCTTTGGCATTAACTGTTAAGTCGTTTAAATATGTTAAATCTGCGTTTTAATTAACACTTTTTAGCGTTAACCGCCCTGTCATGGTGTTAGCGCACTATGTCGGGGTTTTTTTATGACTGCTCAAGATGCCTTGTATTTACTATTTATCATTATATCGTGTTTAGCCATACGCGATTTATTCGCGAGGTTATAAGATGCGTAACTATTCTTATTCAGTATTATTCTTTATTCCTTTTATGCTGTTTCTCGTTTTGGCTTTTGCTCAAAAGTCGCACGCTGTCTATGACCCAAACGCCAAACATTCAAAATGGTTTCATGATTCTATTGTTAATGACCCATTAAATAAAAGTTCTGTTGATATTAAAGCTCAGCGAACCTATCCAGTCTCAAAATTAGGGGCAGATGGTAAGCCAATAATTCAAAATAAGCCCCAAAAAGCCACTATTAAATTGGGCGCTAGTGCTTCTAACGTTGGTAAAGGTCTTGTTCGCCGTACTCCTGCCGTTGCCATTACTTACGCTGTTACTGCGTTATTAGGTAAGGCTGTTGATTGGGTTATGGACGCTGAAAACAATCGTATTAAGTACAAAGATGGTACTTCTGACGGTTTTGTTTATATTCACAGAGGTGTAAATTATAATACCCACGAAGCTGCTTGTAGGGCAGCTATTGCTAGGGACGCTTCGGTTTATGGTACAAATTACACTTATAAATCCTCAAGCGGTGGCGCTTATCCCAGATGTCAATCTAGTGGTCCGTCTTTTGTTATAACTTCTTTTGAATCTACTGCTGAACCTGAATACAAGTATATCCCTATTGATACAGTAGCGCAGCAAGTCATAGCAAACGCTGATGCTGGTCATGCTCCATCAATGGAAGTCATGAATAATACCGCACTGGATATGCTCGAAGCTGGTTTGCTTGATGCTCAGCTTGAAGCAGCAGCAGAACCAAAACAATTTGGACAAGGTGAAACTGACCCTACTGACCCAAGCCAAACGCCTACTGACCCTGAAACGCCAACCGACCCAACCGACCCAACGCCGAATCCTGACGCTAAGCCTTTCGAATTACCGCCGTTCTGCTCATGGGCTACAAAGGTCTGTAGCTTTATAGATTGGATGCAAGCCGAACCGCCAGAACCACCAGAAAGCGGCGAAGTTGACGTACAAATACCTGATTCAAATATGCATGAAGGCATTTTAGAACGCCTTTATATAGATATGCCTGCTCAGTGTCCACCTGACCCTGTTTTGGAGTTTATGGGCGCTCGTATACCTTTTCCCATGTCCGTATTTTGTCAATTTGCAGCAATGATGAAACCATTAATCTTACTCTTTGCTTATATCAAAGGGCTTTCAATCATTGGCACTGGTCTATCTTAGGAGATAAAAATGGGCGGTTTAATTGGTTTATTCTCAAAGTTATTTAGCGGATTTTCAAAGACTGGTATCAAATCCCTTTTAGCTGGTGCTGGTATTGGATTGGCTGCCACTGGTATTAGCTTAATAGTTATCAATTATTTTATATCTAAAATTGTTCAATCCACTGGCTCTATTGGATACGGTGTTGCTGGTCTTTTTGGCATTGCTGGTCTAGATAAAGCCTTATCTATCATCATTGGTGCTTATGTCCTTAAAGCCATGTTGCAGCAAGGCTCACTATCATTTAGAAAGCTAGGCGCGAAGTAAAAATAATATAAATTTTGGCAACAAAATTTATATTATTTTTGCAAGCACCTTATTAATTAATTATTTGAAACTTACTAATTATTCTTTTCTGGAGAAAACGCCATGTCTGATATTTTAGGTCGTTCTAGCGTACTTATTACGGGTCTTGAAGGCTCGGGCAAATCTCACTTTGTCATGTCACAAATCAAGAAAATCCTTGATAACCCAGATAATAATACTCAAATATTTTTAGCAAACGTTGAGGGTGTAACTTTAGTTGATCCAGATTTTTATATCGTTGAGCCTGAATTTTCATGGGTTGATGATGCTCCAATCAATAGCATAGTTATTTATGATGAAGCTGGATTTATTGAACGTTTCGACAATACAAAAACTAAGATTAGCAGCCATAAAGATGTGCAGACGTTATCTATGCGTCGTCATAAAAACGTTTTAACTGTTTTTGTTACTCAAGACCCTAAGCTCGTTCATGCTGGACTACGTTCTTTAATTAAATTTCATTTTCATTTTTCAAATCCTTATAGCTCTAGCACTGAAACAAAATGCTTTGTCACTGCTGGCGTAAATGATGGTTTCCCAAAAAAGACAGTAATTGAAGAATTTGACTATAAGTTAGACCCTGCTATATTTCCGCTTTACAAGTCTGTGGGAGATGGTGTTAAGCACGATCAAAAGCCTACTAAGCATAAAAAAGCGCAGTTAATGCAGCGGATCGCGATTGTCTGTTTCTTGCTATCCATTCCCATATTTATTGGTATGTTCTTTTTGATTAAAAAAGTCAAAGACAATCAATTTGATACTGACGCAGTAAATGCAAAAGTTAACGGCACTGTTACCGATAAGGCAAAAGAGTTTACCGCTAAAGCCAATCCTACTACGGGCATGAATACCGCTGGAGAAACCAACCTACAGCAAAATAATTATAATGCCACTCGCGCCTTGGAGCTTTACCAGCAACAACTGCCAAGTGATTACGCTGTGACTGCTAATAATCCTGATTTGAGGGTGTCGGGTATGGTCATGATGAATGGTGTTTGTCGTGCCTACAATGCTCATGGTGAGTTTATAGCCATACCTGATAGTCAGTGTGTCAATTACACGACTAAGGCTGGCGCTATGCAAAAGCCCAATAGAAGCGGTCAAAGGATAACCACCCAGAACGGTGCTACTCCTTCTAACAACTCGGCAATAGCTGAGCAAAACTACAACAATGGGTCTAATCAGGTTAACGCTAACCCTGCTCCACTCCCCCAAAATCCTACTTAATCTTAGGTTGTCCAATTTCGGACAGCAAAAAGAGATTAAACAATGTTTAGTAAATTAAGTGAAGTTATAGCGTATTATCAAGACTATCATTTGACTAAAAATAAGTATCAATATCGAGCGGATAACCTCCGCTTTTTTGATGCTTATAATTTACGTGACTTAAAGAAAAAAGACGTAAAAGAGTATGCACAGCTCAGGCGCTCTAAGGTCTCCAATGCAACCATTAACCGTGAAGTAAGTTTCGCAAGGGCTGCTATCAATAGAGTTATTGAGGATTACGATATAACATTGAACAATCCATTTGAGAAAGTAAAATTTATCGAAGCGGATTACATAGCAAATTATCTAAATCGACAAGAATATGAAAGGCTTTTAACATCCGCATTACAGACAGATAATTATGATTTGCATGATTTTATTGTATTGCTGACTATGACGGGTTGCCGACCTATTGAATTATTAACATTGAAATGGTCAAATGTTCATTTAGACAAAAGGCAATTCATAGTCCGTAATCATTACAGCAAGTCAAAGCGCACGATGTACAAGTACTTAAATCAGACCGCATTTGATGTATTAAAAAATAAAAGTCATGACGGTGACTATGTTTTTACCAGTCCCGTCACTGGTGACAGATACACGACTTTCACTAAGACATTTGCAAGATGCAAAAAACGTGCTGCTGTAGATTGTACTATGTACGACCTAAGGCACACCTATGCATCATGGCTTGTTCAAAATGGTGTCGGAATATATACTGTCAAAGACTTATTAGGACACGGTGATATTGATAGCACAATGCGCTATGCTCACCTTGATTATTCGCACTTGGTTAGTGCAGTTGATATGATAAATTAGGCTTGGCGCTATGGAATATGTTAATTTTGAAAGATTCGAACAAGTAAAATGGTTAATTAAAATCTTTCTAGTTTTCCTAACTATTCCTGCGCTTTCTTGGTGGTGGAATTACATCAAAAGCTTTTTTATTGAGGTTTATGAGGACGATGATAATAATTGTTGTCCTCATTGTCACACCCATGCACCTAACCCTATACCGCCCCATGATCTAAGTGGCGGCGGTATGGCTGTGCCACCGATGAAAATACCTGAAAGAGAGCAAGAATATATCCGTAGAAGATAAGAGCAGCCTCCGAAGCCGAGGGTCGTGGGTTCGATTCCCGCCGAGCGCACCAATCATCCTATTTCGCCATTTCTCAGCACTACCTCAAATCTATAAGACCATTTAAAACAAAACCTTGAAGTTTTTATCATTAATAAGCTCGTCTGTTAATACCTATAAAATGTTGTATATATTGTTGTTAACTCCATTTTATGCTGACTTATGACAGAGTGTTACTTCTCCTAGCTAGGTATTCGTACCAATCTACTCTGCCTCTTGCAAATTGGCATCCAGTTGCGCACGGCTAGGCACACGCTGATAATTAATCACTGGTATATCACCCAAACGGCGTTGACTGGCAGCAAGCTTGGGGTCGATCGTAATCATCGCGATTTTTATATTTTGTCGAGTAACAAGCAAATGACTGCCCTTTCGTGTCACTCGATAATCAGGAAAATACTGCTTAATCATCTCCGCCGTCTTTTGTAAGGCGTCATTTATCGGTTTTTTCTTATCTTTTGACTTTGTATCATGTAAGTTATTTGGCGCACGTGATTTTGCAAAAAACCATAATCCAACGATAACTGCCGTCAATATGACAAGCCACCAAATTCCGTCTATCAT